CGAGAGGAGCAGGGGCGATGACGACGAAGGGCGACCTCCGCGCCACGAAGCGCGGACGACTGGGTACGCTGGTCCGCTATCAGGGCCGCGTCTATGTCGTGAAGGACCTCATGGACCGCGTCGGCTACAACCGGCCAGAGCGGGTCGGCATCGGCCCAGAGGATCGTGGTATCGCGTTCGGCGTGAGCCTCGCGGACATCGAGGTCGTCCGATGACGCTCGCAGAGGCGGCGGACCGGCTCGGCGTGGCAGCGTCCACCCTGCGCCATCAGATCGCGAACGGCTCGCTCCGCGCGAAGAAGCGCGGGCGCGACTGGTGGGTCACGAAGCCTGAGGTAGCTCGGTATCAGCAACAGCACCGCCGAATAGGTCGATGAACTGGATCGCTGCCTCGTCCCAGGAGAACGAGCGGCGGATGTGGGAGCGTCCGACCGTGCCGAGGGCGCGGCGGCGGGCTGGCTTGTCGAGCAGGGCGAGCGTCGGCTCCACGAACGCGCGCCAGTCGGGGAGCGCCCAGTCCATCCCGTAGCGGCTGTGATGCGTGACCGGGTCGCCGTAGGTGTCGTGCAGCGGCGGGATGAGGATGCCGCCGTCGCCGACGACCTCGCGCTCCGCTGCCCAGTCCGTGACGATGGCGGGCGTCCCGCATGAGATCGACTCGGCCAGGGTCAGGCCGAAGCCCTCGCCGCCGGTCGTGCTGATGTAGAGGTCAGCGGCGTTGTAGAGCGCCGCCAGGCCCTCGGGTGGCAGACCCTTGAAGGTGTCGTGGGCGTTGGTGAACTTGACCCGCCCGCGCACGTCCTCGGGCATCCGCAGGATCTCCTGCCACAGGTCGATGCCCTCGGGGTCGATGGGCCGGCAGTGGAGGATGAGGTCGATGGAGTCGTCCGCGCGGGCGATGTCCACGAACGCTCGCAGGAGCAGGTCGTAGTTCTTGCGCGTGGCGTTGCGGTCGGCCCGGAGCAGCATCTTGCGGTCCGGGTCGTAACCCATCCAGCGGCGGCAGTCCTCCTTCGTCCGCAGCTTGTCGCCGCCGACGACGATCGGGTCGGACATCGACACCGGGCGGAACACGTCGGTGTTGACGCCATGGTAGATGCGCGGCACGGGCCGCCCGACGTGTTCGCCGATGACGCGCGCGCCGTAGTCGCTCATGGCGACCGGGCTGACGACGTCCCATAGCTGGCGCCACATCGGCTGGAGGTTGTCGCCCTCGATGGGGCAGTAGTGGTAGACCGGCAGGTCGCGCCAGGACGTGACGCCGTCGCCGATGTAGCCGAGGATGCCCGATACGTCGGCGATGGCGAGGACGGCATCGGGCTTCCAGTCGTCGTGCGGGTCGAGCGTCCGCCACAGGGCGCCGTCGATCGCAGTCTCGTTGACCTTGGCGATGTAGTTGGACAGCGTCTCGAGCGGCCACACGCGGCCAGCCATGCCGCCGCGCACCGGCTCGCCGCGATGGTTCATCGCCAGGAGGCGGGCGTCGATACCGGCGGCGACGAACCGCGAGCCGAGTTCCTCGGACACGACACCGAAGCCGGTGTGGCTCCAGTGGCCGTACATCAGGAGCTTCACAGGACCGCCTCGAACATCCGGCGGATGGACTCCTCCTCGGCATCGAAGTCCACGACCTCGCGGAACCGTGCGGCGGCGTTCTCACCCATCCGCAGGCGCAGGTCGGGGTCGTTGGCGAGTCGGTCGATGATGAGCGCGATCTCATCGCGCGACTTGTAGGTCAGGTCGAACGACGTGACGCCTTCCTGCCACAGCGGACCGGCCAGTTGGGAGCGGTAGTACCACTCGAAGCCGACGACGGGGCGCCCCACGGCGAACCAGTTGTGGATGACGTGGCCGAAGCCGTCTGACCACTGCTTAGTGTGCCATGCGACATCGGATGCGCGCATGGCCGCCCCACGTCGGCACAGCGCCCGATGTTGCCGCATGAGAACTGGTCCTCGGGCATCGAGCCGTAGGATCCGAACACGCGCCAGTCGTACTGCGGGCGCCGCGATGCCGTCTCGACGAACTGGGCATAGCCGCCGACATTCTCGGCGAAGCAGTTCACGAACGACGACACGACCATCCGGTCGTGCTGTTCGGGCGGCTCGTGGCGGAAGTCCTCGAGGCTGAACTCCTGGTGGACGATGACGTGCGGTTTGTCGACGGGAGCGGGCATGACGCTCGTCACGATCCCGAAGTCGGCAAGGTCCCAGCGGTCCTCGGCCATGTCGATAGGTGAGAAGCGGACGTTGCCCAGGTGGATGCCGAACTTGGCTCCGACCTCCCGCGCGAAGCGGTGCAGGCCGTCGTGGTTATGGGCCACCGACGCCAGGACGACATCGGGGCGGATGGCGCGCGCCTGCTCGAGGGTCAGGAGGTTCTGCCAGCGGTCGTGGCTTTGGTCGAAGCGGCGATGCAGGCCCGTCTCGGCGTCGGCCTCGTCGCTGCCCCACGGGGTCAGGTACTGCTTGGCGACGGCGTCACCGTGCCAGGCGCGCTCGAAGTTCCAATACCCGGCGTCGAACCAGTCCATACCGATCGGGCGGTAGAGGGTCCAGCCGAGGCGGGCGCAGAGTAGTTCCAGCGACTCCCACAGGTCGTGGTGGTGGTAGTCGGCGAGCATGGTGGTCATCCGAGAAACGCCTTCCACTGCGGCCCGATGACGTCCGTCCCGAACGTGGCCTGCGCGTACTCGCGCTGGCTGACGCTCAGTTCCTCGGCCATCGTGCGATCCGTCAGGAGCGATAGCAGGGCATCGTGCGCTCGTCGCGGGTCGTCGAAGCCCGGACGGACGAGCTCGTGGCCCTCGAACAGGGCAGCGCCGCCCCATCCATCGCCCCATGCCTCGGCGCCGATGCTGACGGTCGGTGTCCCGGTGAGCAGCGCCTCGAGGAGGCCGAGGGTGTATGACGCGGGGGTCGTCCCGGTGTAGAGGTAGGCGCGGATCCGGCGCAGATACGCGAGCAGTTGGCCGTAGGGCTTGGCGCCCTCGCCATCGGCCAGGGCATCGGACCCCGGACCAGCCGGCGCCGTGGGCAGGCCGCGCGTGGCGTCCATCCAGAAGTGGTAGCCGCAGGCGTCGCCGCGCTGGGCCATGTGCTGCGTGACGTTGCCGACGACGGGGTCGTTGCCGGTCCAGCCGCCATAGTCCTCGATGTACTTGCCGAAGCGGATGAGGGCCGACTGTCCGGCGAAGTTGCCCTGCTCGCCGAAGTGTCGCGCCTCGGCGGGCGAGTAGCGGACGATCTCGAGGCCGTGCGGCACGAAGCCGCCCATGTAGTGCTCGAGGTCAGGGTTGGACTGGCCGCAGGTGCGCCAAATGACCCGCTTGTGCGAGATGCGCGGCCACTGCTCGCCGATCCAGCGGTCAACGAAGTGATGGACGATGATGACGTCGGCCCAGTCGATGACGTCGGGGTGGAGCCGCGCCTTGGCCCAGTCGATGTTCGGGCCGGGGTCGCCGTAGGCGGCCCGCTGGCGCTCGCACCGCTCGGCCAGGTCGGCATAGTAGGGCACGTCCGGCAGCGCGGGGCGCTTGTCGTCGCTCGGGCTGGCCGGGTCGGTATAGGCGCCGATGCTGAACACGTCATAGCCGAGATCGTGGAGCATCCGCAGGTCGTCGTACTCGGCGATGCTGTGGGAGGTCAGCAGGAGGACGTTCATCGCTTCACCGCCGTGAACATCCCGCACGCGCCGTCCGGCGTGACCGTCAGGTCATGCGTCTCGGACAGCAGGGCGGCGAGTCCTTCCGGTCCGGGGTGGCCGTGGTACTCGCCCGCGATGCGGACTACACGCGCCACAGCGGGGTCGGTCAGGGCGACCCACTCGCAGCCCTCGCAGTCGATCTTGAGGAACGGCACGCGGCCACGCTTGGGCAGGATCGTCGAAAGCGACACGCCAGGAACGACGGCGGTGTCATGCTCATAGAAGGGGTCGTTGACGAGGACGTTCCCGATGTAGCGGTTGGTCCGCCAATAGCCCGAGTTGACGGTCGATCGCCAGTTCCAGTCGACGCGCGCCGTGTCGGTCGCCGAGATGCCAGCGTTGCGGATCGTCAGGCGCTCGGAGACGCCGAGCCGGTCGGCGTTGGCGCGGAGAACGTCCACGTTCTCGGCCAACGGCTCGACGGCAATGACCTTGAGTCGGGGATGGTCGATGAGCAGCGCCAGGGCGACGCTGCCGATGTGGGCACCGATGTCGACGGCGGTCCCGGTGAGGTCGTCGGGGAGGTCGGCCAGGCCGTACTCATCCTCGAGCTTGCCCCACAGGCGCCATGTGGCCCCGATCGTGCCCAGGTCCGACGTGTCCTCGCGATAGACGAGTTCGACCGTCGTCCCCTTGGGCGATATGACTTCCTTGGTCTCCACGGGCGCGAGCCCTCCGTGCGTGCGAGCAGCGAGCCTTTGGAACCGGGACGGGCTGCTCGCGTTGCCCGCCCCGGTCATATGGTAGACCGCTAACGGCGGTCAGTCGGCGAGACTAGAGGCCGATCACCTTCTGGGCGCGACCGGTGCGAACCACCGGCTCGGCATTGAATGCGAACTCAAGTTCGCAGCGGAAGCCCGTGATGTTCTGGTCGAAACGGTTCCCCGCCTCGGACGAGACATCGATTCGCATCTCCGAACCAAGGAAGATCGTCGGCTCCGTCCGGTCGATGAGCAGGCCCGTTCCGACCGACGCCGCCGGCCAGTTCGGGTCGCTCTTCAGCGGCACGCCCCAGGCGGAAGTGATGGGCGGATTGGCGGCAGCGCCACCAGCCGGGTCCACGGCCCAGCCACCGGCATAGGAGGAACCGAGTCCTTCGGACGCGATCTCCCAGTAGGTGACGGGGTCGACGATGAACACGAGATTGTCACGCATGACACCACGCGACTCCATCGCAGCGATGCCGCGGGCGATGGTCGTGAGGCGCGGCTCGGACGACAGGGTCGTCTTGAACGCGGCCACGTCGCCGTAGGCCAGGAACGCCGGGAAGAAGCCCAGCGGCTGGGACGAGCCCGAACCGTTGGTGATGTACGTCGCCTCGCGGATGGCGATGGACTGGGCTAGACGCTTGCGCGCCTCGCGCTCGGCCCCGCCGTTGGACTGGCGGAGCAGCTGATTACCGATGTCGGCGATCTGCGCGATGGTGTACAGGGTGGCCGTGGCGCGGGCGAACCCGAAGTCACGGATATCCTTGTTGGAACCATAGGCACCCTGCAACAGCGCAGCCGTGACAGCGGTCGTGGTGTAGGGGATGTCCACCCCGGCTCCCTGGACGCCGCTCTGGACGTCGAACAGGCCGCGGTAGATGTTGTTGAGGCTCAGGGCCGAGGTCAGGTCGGCCACGAAGTTGTTCGGGACGATCGCGGTGCCCGTCGCAGTCGACGTACCGAGAACGGCCTTGACGAACTCCTGAGCGTCCGTGTCGCCCATGCGACGGTTGACGAGGGCCGACAGGAAGTTGACTTCGCTGTACTTGCCAACGCTCTTGACGGAGGCGCTGTCGGCGGTGGGGACGCCCGCGAGGATCGCAGACGCCTTGGACTGTGCTGAGGTCCGGGTGAACGCCTTGACGCGCTCATCCAGTTCCTTGAGCTTGGCTTCGACCTGTGCCGTCCGCTTCTCGGCAATGATCTCGTCGAGGGCCGCCGACTTGGTGGCGATCTCCGACTCGATGGCCTGGATGCGGTCCAGCGGGATGTCCGACTTGTCGCGCAGTTCAGACGCGAGGTCGGTGATCTCCTTGGTCAGAAGCTCGGCCTTCTGGTCGAGTTCAGTGGACACGGTTGGGTGTCTCCTTCATTGAGGCACCCGCTAAGCGAGCATCGCGGGCTAGGTGGTCTTGGTTCGTGCCACCGCCGCCAGGGCGGTCGCGATACCCCTGGCCCGAAGCTTCTCCGCATCGTCGCCACCCGTGTCGGGTAGTGTCGGATCCAGTTGGCCCGAGTTGTCGAGGTCAGTGATAAGCCCGCGCACGGCGGGGGATAGGTCGATGCCGGCGCCGTCGAAGTGGCTGATGGCCTTGGCGGCGACGACGCGCGACAGGAAGTTGGCCGGTGTCGGCGTGAGGGTTTGCTCGATGTAGGGCCAGACGAGGATTTCCCCCGTCTTGGCGTTGGTCCGCACGAAGCTGGGCAGCGACCCGGACGACCCGAATACCTTGCCCGAGCGCAGCAGTTGATCGACCTGCGCCCAGTATTGGTGCGAGCGGTTGAGCCACAGCGTGGACCACCAGCCCTCGTCGTCCATCTCGGTATCGTCGGCGGTGCCCAGGACGGGGTCGCCCTTCATGGTCTTGTCGAGGTTGTGATGCCACACGAGCGGGCGGCGGTCGAACCAGTCCGGCTTGATGTCGGTGTTCGGCGAGAAGAACTCACCATCGAGGTCCTTGCCGTCGAAGGGTCCGCCGAACGGGATGGCGAGGACTCGCCACTTGCCGCCGCTCAGTTGCTCGGCTTTCAGGTAATCCATGGGTACATCGCCTCGTCGATCTGGAGGATGAGTTCGTCGTCGGAGACGACGATGGGCACCGGCAGCGGGCCCCGGCGTCCGCGGCCCGGATGGCCGCCTTGGGTGATACGAGCCGTGGCGTCGAACGCTGCGGCGATGGCTGTTGCGGCCTGTGCGTTGGCGCTGACCGTCCCGCCCGTTGCCAGGCCGGTCGCGTCGAGGGCCGAGCCCGTCGCGCTGGCGACCTGTGCGGTGGCGCCGACGTTCGGAGCGGCGTCGGCAGCAGCGCCCGTGGCGGTGGCCGCTGTGACCGTGCCGCTGACCGCTACGGCGGCGGTGTAGGCCGCCCCGGTCGATGTGGCGACTTCGGCGTTGGCCGATCCCGAGGCGGTCGTCTGAGCCGTCGCATCGGCGGCAGCACCTGTGGCGGTAGCTGCCCCTGCCGTGGCGTCAACGGTAGCCGTCGCACCGAGGGCGGCGCCGGTAGCCGACGCTGCCTCGGCGTTGGGGGCGACGGACGAGCTTGCGTTGTTGGCACTGGCGGTGGCGGTGGCGACCTCGGCGTTGGCCTGGACCTGTGAGCCGGTCGTCGCGGTGGCGTCGTTGGCCGTGCCGGTCGCCGTGGCGATGACGGCATTCGGGGCGATGCTCGCCGAGCCGTCGAGGGCAGCGCCTGTGGCGGTAGCCGCCCCGGCGTTGGGCGCGGTAGACGCTGCCGCTACGTTGGCAGCAGCCGTGGCCGTGGCCGTGATGGCGGACGCGTCGATCGTCGTCGTCGCATCGTTCGCCGCAGCGGTGGCCGTGGCGACCTCGGCATTGGCATTCGTCGCCGCCGCCGTCGTGGCCGTCGCGTCGAGGGCGCTGCCCGTGGCCGTCGCGACCTCGGCGTTGGCGCTGACGCTGGTGGAGGCCGTCAGGGCGGCGCCCGTGGCGGTGGCGGCGCCCGTCCCGGCGGCAGCGACCGTGGTGGTGGCATCGGACGCGGCGCCCGTGGCGGTGGCGACTTCGGCATTCGGCGCGACGCTGGGAGCGGCGTCCAGCGCGGATCCGGTCGCGGTGGCGGCCTCGGTGCCGCCCGCCGTGATGGTGGTCGTGGCGTTGGCCGCTGCGGCACTGGCGGTGGCCGTCTCGGCGGGAGCATTCCGCGCCGTCTCGACGGTGGCGTCGAGGGCGGCCCCGGTGGCGCTGGCTGCGCCGGCATTCGGCTTGACCGAGGCGGCGGCTACGTTGGCGGCGCCGGTCGCGGTGGCCGTCTCGGCGTCGGCATTGACATCCGGCGACGACGGGGTGTAGGTCCCGGTGATCGTGACCTCATAGACCCGCTGCTGTGCCGACGTCCC